CGTGCAGATGTGCAGCCTGCCGTCCTCATCCATACGCTCATACGCTGGCCAGTTGACGTTCAATTCGATGCTGTCTTTGTGCAGGGCGATTTCCTGCCAGTGGTTTTCCAACAACGGCTGGATCTCATTGAAAACATCAGCCAGCCGTTCAACATGGTACAGGATCACGAGTCGAAAGTATTCATGCGCGGATACAAAGCCAGCAGCGTCAGCGGGAGCGCTTGCGATTGTCTCACATAAATCCTGTCTTGGTTGTCATAACCGCCGCGAAATTCTACGTCTTTATCACCAGTAAACAACGGAATGCCTTGATCCATCGCCATGCTGCTGTCCCTAAACGGGATGCGGTCTAACTCATCAGCAGAATTGCCAACTTCGATGCCGACAGTCTCAAACAATCTTAATGTAACAGCGTGGATGCGCTTGGGCTTGCCTTGGCTGGTGCCGTCCTCACTGCCGCTTTCGATCCGCATTGTTTGCATATTGGATGTAAATCCAAAACCAACCGCTGCGGTGGTGCTGCTGTAGTTGAGCGTGATTGCCCCGCCGCTAACAGTTTTGTCTGGGTGTGTTGCGCCGTTTGCCAATATGGTGACGGTCTGGCCCTCTAGGTGGTACAGCCCTGACAAGCTGGTGGTGGCAGATCCAGCATAAGCCAAGCCGCCATCCACAAAGAACGCAGATGTGGTCACGCTGCCAAAATCAAACTTTTTCAGCACTTCAACGTATCGTTTTGTCTGTGATTTGATCGTGCGCTTGACGATCATGTATAAGTCATCGTTCCCAGTGTCGGTGGGCAGCGGTGCGATGCTTTCAACAACCGCTTGGCCTGTGCCAAACGCGCCGCCAATCACATGCTTGTGCCAGCCGACCACATCCTCTTCACGGCGATATGTCATGCCCAGCAATGTGCCGTCACTGCGCAACGCCCAGATGATGCTTTCGGGTTCCTGCTGATAGGCAAACTGAGTAATGCCGCCATCTGTCAGATGTTCAGCGAGGATCGTCATATCGGGTGCTGCGTATCCTGAGGTATTTACATCCCCGGCGAACTTGAACTCTCTGACTTTGCGGCCACCGCGCTGGGCAAACAACGTCACGTCTGCAACCTGCACAGGCTCGACAGCGGCAGATCCATAGTTGCTGTATTTCCTGATCAGAGTGGTTGTGGGCGTTACCGGGCCGTCAGATGTTGCCGTGACAACATACTCGCCAGCAGTGGTGCCGACAGTCAAAACTCTGGTGGGTGACAGGTATCTGATTGCGTTAACTTGGTTTGACGCAATGGTGTATATCAGGGCGTCATTTGCGCCAGTGCCTGTGGTGAAATTAGTATAGTCAGCGTTCTTGGAAAACCACAGCGTCTGCGGGTTGTTATTAGTATTCCCAAACACCAGCCTTTGCTCAAAAAACGTCACCACAGACGGGTAATTGTTTGACGTGTTTAGCGCTGGGTCAGGCGAACCGCTGATCGATGGCGTGGCAAACGTCCAATCATTATGGTCTGCCCTGACAAGGGTGCGGATCGCGTAAGACGGGTGAACAAAAAACATCGTGTCAGCAGATTGAACAAAGCGCACGTTAAACAAATCAGCTTCCGGGTATGGGCTGGCTAGTTCAAAAATCTCGGTGGCAGTGCCGCCACTGGTGAAGGTGGTAAACGCGGTGGTGTTGATCGCAGTGCCGTACAAATCAGTCAGCGTGAACGTGTTTGTGCTGCTGTTGGCCACGCGATAATTGCGCCCGTTCAATTCGACCATGCCGCCGACAGATACTATGTAAACTTCATCGCCGTTGCTGAAACCGTGGCTGTTTGACGTGAGAACGCCGGGTGATGCTTTGGTGATGGCGGTGATGGTCTTGGCTGTGGCGTTAAGAACCTGCGCGCCATTGCGGTACACCCGCATGATGCTGTTGCCAAACTCTAATATATAGGTGTCGCTAGTCTTGAACTGAAACGGGATCAGGCGGGTTTTAACGCTAGACGATTTAACCTCGCCAAGAAATTCTGTACCGGGGCGGCGCTTAACGCCACCTTGAGGCATGACCACCATGTTGGTGAGATCTGCCAAGCCTTCGCGGTATTTCTCAATGCCTGTGCGGCCTTCTAGCAGTGGCGATATTTCACCCGCTGCAAAGCTGCTAAATGATGGGGCTGATCGCGCCATCTAGTAACGCGCTTCTATGAAGTCAGACGCCTCTATGCGCCGGGTTGCGCCTTCTGTGCTGTCAACAAATCGCGCTTCTTTCAGCGACTGATCATATGCTGATGTGGTGATCTGCACCATCGATGTTGACCCGGTGATGGCATAGGCCATCTCAGCAGCGAGACGCATAGATAATGCCTCAATCAAACCGCTGTCATACTCATTAGGATCTGTGATGCGCGCCACATATTTGACTTTGGCGGTGCCTTCATCGGTAACGATGTTGCGGCCCTCAATGACAAACGCAGGGCCGCCGCTGTTGTTCATCATGTTGTCTTGGGGGTAACTCATACTGCCGTTGCTAAACTCCAGCACTCGCAGGCAATAGGGATCTGTCGGCAATGCGTATTGGAAGGAATAGCCAAAAACTGGCAGGGCCGTAAGCTGCGCAAGATCCTGACGCCTGATGAGGCAGTTCCAAGGATGCGCGCGGAATACGCTGTCGCGGATGCTGTCATATCGCTGGTTTACGATGCGCGCAGCTTTGCTGTTCTCGTCAAACGCAGATATGTTTGAGGCCCCCAACACGTTTAACGCATTGTTGGCGATGTCCACAGTTGAGGTCATCTGGTCACCAAAATTTTAGGGGGTGTAGAGAGGCAGGGGCAGCAAGCCGCCCCCGCCGAGTTAGTTAGTCAACAGCGTATTTGATGGTCACTTCAATTTTGCCAGTGCCAGCGGCACCACCCATTGTTGCAGTGACGATCACGCCATCTTCGTTGGTGTCAGTCTCAGTGCCACTGAGCAGCGCCAAGGTGGCAAGGATGTCCACTTTCTGCGCGCTAGTTGACGCAGCCGCTGCTTTGTAAGCCGCAGGAGCCGCAGACACGGCAGTACCCGCCGCATTGACGTGCGCGGCAAAGCCGACACTCAATGTGGTTGAGTTTCCCAGCGCGCCATGGGCCAGATGCCCTTCAATCAATCTCGCGCCGTCTGGCAGAGTGAACATTTCGACAACATCGCCTGATGCCAAGCTGGATGCTGTGTAAGCGCCGTGAGCAGTCCTAATCCGTCCACCCATCACATTGGCTGGGTTTTTGACGATCGGGGTTGCCCGTGTATTGGTCCGTTGGACCGAGTATCTAGTAGCCATTTTTCAGTCCTCCTTATTCGCTACACGCGATTTCAACGACCTTGGATTCTTCCATACGGCAAGCCCCCACAGTCTGACAATAATACACCTGCGTGGCATAGCTCTTGTCGCTCCGCTCATCGATCCGAGCGCTGGGTTCCTTGCCCATCGCCAGCTTGATGCCGTCACCAGCAAATGCAAAAACCTGTCGGTGGCTGTTGCTGTCGGTGCCAAGACGATTAGACACGATAAAGTTGAATCCGAGATACGAATTAACCTCACCAGTTGCCAAAGCACGCACAGTATTGAAATCACTTGACGTGACCTGTGTTGTGCCCAGAAGAGCGCTGATCTGGTCTGGCGAGCAAACTAGATAACGCGGGATGCTGGGATCAACATTGCCCTCATCCATGATTTGCTTTGCTGAAAGCAGCTTTGCAATCGTCAGATTTGCCGAGCCATGACCAACTTTTTGACCGGATGGTAAACTGGTGTTTCCAGCACCGTCTTTTCCGGTTTTTGCCACACCAATCGCGGCTGCGATAATCACATCATCGATGGCACGGCCCATTGCACTTGCAGCGGCACGCGCATAGGTTGATGTGGGATCAACCAGAAGACGAATTTTATCCTGATCATCAATTAAATCGGCATACTCATAATCAGCCATTGTGACCATGCGTCTGCTGTGCGGTGTATCGATCAGCGGGGTATCCGCATGACGGGTTGTACGAAGCACTGCGGCTGCACTCCCGACCTGATCAAAGAAGGCTTTTTCGCCGTTGACGCTTTCGACATCCACTGCACCACGCAATAGCGATCCCATCTGCTGGGAAAGCATAGTAACGTTGGCACTATATTGATTAACGAAAGCTGTGGATATTTGTGAAGACATTTGTCTCACTCCTAAGCTTATGAAATTAAAGGGTTTATCGCTCGGTTGTCCCAGCCGGGGCCGTGCTTGACGCCGCTAGCATACAAGTAAGATAAGTTTAGACTTGTATGCTTTTGGTAAAGGTTGTCAGCCTGCTGGTCACACCAGCATGATGCGCGGGGCCGTAGCTTATCCGCTAAACTCTAAAGGTATTCGCGCAGGCGTAACGCCTCATCAACGTATGCCTGCCTCTCAGGATGGTTCTTGTCCCAGTACGGGCCGTCCTGCCTTGTTACCTCAGTCAGTTGGCGCTGCGCCTCGTCGGGCGTCATCACCATCTCGGTTGTTTCTCCGATTAAATTATCCTCGCCGATCTGCTCAGCAAACGCGCTAAACATCCTGATGATCTCAGGGTGATCGCCCAGCAATCTGCCGTCAGACAGTTCAACATTCTCTAGAATGTCTACCTTGTCGCCAAGCATTTGTCTTGCAGCGCCGATTGCCAGATCTAATTTTTGCTCATAAGCCTTGCCGTATTGCTGCCTTAACTCTTGCTCACCTTCGTGCCGCAGTGTTTCAGCCTGATCAGCCCGGTCAGTTTGCATTTGGCCCAAGCTGCTGTCCATAAACTCAGCCACAGTCTGCGCTTGCTTGCCTGATAAGCCAGCTTTGTGTGCGCTTTCTCTGAAGCCTTCCAACGTGCTGTCAGCCAGTTGACCGTCCAGTTTAAACTCATAGCCTTGCGATGTGTCGGGCCTGCCGCTGTGGATGTGGTGTTCAGTCCACTGATCGTCTGTCCAGCTTTGGCTTGGCTTGCCTATCTTATCGCCGCCAATCATGCGCTGGGCATGTGTGTAACTTTTAGCCAGCGCGCCAACATC